GTCGTTTCTGGGAAGCGCGCTAGGAGGAGCAGCGACAGGTGCGGCGGGCGGAGCTATGCTGGGCGGGGTCGGAGCGATTCCGGGCGCTGTCGCCGGCGGCGCGGCAGGACTTGTCGGAGGAACCGTGTCCACGGTCAATTCGCTGGCTTCGAACGACGCGTCACGCGATATCGCGCTTCGAAACGCCAACGCGCAGATCGCAGTGGCGGCTCTGTCGCCGAACACGGCCAAGGGAACGCTGAACTCGTCTGCGAGCGCCGTGAACTCGTCGATGTATTCGATGTGGTTTCGAGTGCTGCGCCCTCGCGCGGAGGTCGCGAAGATCATCGACGACTTTTTGAGCGTGTACGGCTACAACGTTTCCGTCGTGAAAACGCCGAACATCACGGGGCGCGCTTCATGGAACTACGTGAAGACCGTCGCCGCGAACATGAGCGGATCCGTTCCGGCCGGCTACCTTGCGATGTTCAACAGGCTGCTCGATTCCGGAGTCACGTTCTGGCACACGGACGACGTGGGCAACTATTCTCTACCGAACAACATAATCTAAGGAGGTGCATATGAACCCTTTGCAAGTGCAAACCACCCCGTACGGGCTGCCGTGGGGATACATGCCCAAAAACGCCAAGAAGAACCAGCGGGACATGGACAACGCGGCGATGAACTCGCAAACCATGTTCCTGTGGCAGATGCGACTGTACGAACTGGCGATGAGCGTGTTCGAATGGGAGAACCTTCCCGAGGGCATCAACGAGCGTCAGATCGAATGGTGGCTCCTTCGCGACGGTTTCTGCGTGTTCCTGCATGACGAGGATATCGCGCTCGACCCTGTTCAGCGCAGCCCGGAGGGCTACGCGATCATGCAGTGCATGTTGGAGGGCGGCTTCGACATCTACTCGCAGCCGGTGAACCGCATAGCCTACTCGGTGATGGGCGTTAACATCCCGCTCACCATCGAGAACTCCGTCATAATCTGGAACTCGAATCTTCGCGTGCCCGCCTGGTTCGCGCTCAACATGTACGCCAAGAAGCTGTGGGCGATAGACCGGGCGATAGACGTTAACGTCCACCAGCAGAAGGCCCCTCGCGTCGTGAAATGCTCGCAGAAGCAGCGCCTGAGCTTCGAGAACATGATGGCGCAGGTGGACGAGTACAAGCCCCTCATCATGACGGACAAGGACTTCGACCTCGAATCCATCGACATCCTCGACAACTCGTCGCCGTACGTCGCCGAACAGCTCTACGAGCTGAAGGACAAGTACTGGAAGGAAGCGCTCGGATTCCTCGGCATCGCCAGTTCCGAGTCCAAATCGGAGCGCGTCATCGTGGACGAGATGCTCGCCAGCCTCGGCGGCACGGAAGCGCAGCGGCTCTGCCGCCTCGAATCCCGCCAGTTCGCGTGCAAGCAGATAAACGAGATCTTCGGGCTCGACGTGGACGTGCATTTCCGCGTGTCGGAGAAGCGCCAAGAAGAGCAGCGGGCTATCGCCGACGGCGAATTCAATGAAAGCGAGCACGCCGAGGAGAACGGGATCGAGGCGAACGGAGAATGAGCAAGCACACCCTGCAGCTTCGCTGGCTGGTCGAACAGACGCTTGCCGATGCGAAGCTGCCGAACATCGAGGCTAATTGGAATGCTGCTTACGATAAGCTGGGATTGGCAGACTACCCGATCTTCGACGAGTCGCACCGCGCGATGCTGAACGACAAGATCATACGCCATTATTTCATGTGCGAGATAGGAGCGGAGACGGCCGGGCTTTTCCGCATGTTCGTACGCGACGCGATGTTTCTGATCATGCCGTACTACAACCAGATGTATTTGTCGGAGATCACGGCCAAGGGGATCCAGCCGCTCATCGACCGCACGCGGGCGATCACGGAGGATGCGGCCGGCACCGCTTCGAACAACGCGAACGCCAGCGCGACTTCGACGAGCAACGCGCAGGACATTTTCAGCGACACGCCTATGAGCGCGCTCAACTTCGACAACATCAAGGCCGGCAGCTACGCGTCCACGGCGGACTTCGCCGACGCTTCCACGACGGATTCCGGCAAGTCGGATTCGAGCGGCAGCTACGACAACAAGCTGTCGCGCACGGAGACCGGGCATGACAAGGCGGAATCCGAACTGCTCTTGATTTGGCGAGACACGTTCGTTAATATAGACCGTGACGTAGTGGAAGACAAAGCGCTGCGCGAATGCTTCATGACGATATGGTAAGGAGGAGCGCATGAACCAGCCCACACCGGACGTAGCGCCGTTTCGGTACTATGTGCAGATGGTTCTGCCGGCCGTCTACGGCGACGAGCTGAGCTATTACGAGGTGCTTGCGAAAGTAACCGAAAAGCTCAACGAGGTGATCGAGAACCTGAACAAGCAAGGCCAGAACGTGAACGATCTGATGGCTTTCTACAACCAGCTGAAAGCGCGGGTGGACGCGCTTGAAAACGAGGTGGACGCGATCAAGAACGGCGAATACGTGCATCTGTACCTAGATTCGATCGTCAACTGGATAGATGCGAACCTGCAGCAGCTGGTTTCGCGCATTGTCAAGTTCGTGTGCTTCGGCCTTTCAGACGATGGGTACTTCACCGCGTATATCCCGGCTACCTGGGCGTTCCTGTCGTTCGACACGGTGGCAGCCTACGATGACCCCGACTACGGCAAGCTGATAATCCAATGGTAAGGAGCTGAACATGGCTGAAATGACAAAGCAGATGAACGTGCAAGCGGGCAACGCGACCGCCTCCGTGACAACGACCGTTCGCGATTCGATGCCCGCGGTTCCGTGCCCGGGTGCCGCAGGATACAAGTACACCGGGCTTCGCTACGTGCCGAAGTTCGCCGACCCCATCGAGTGGAACCCGACGAACAGCTACGAGGCGCTGACCATCGTCGTCAATCAGGGGAATTCGTACACGTCCAAGCAGGCCGTGCCGGTGGGCGTGGATATTTCCAATGAGACGTTCTGGGCTAAAACGTTCGACTTCAACGCGCAACTTGAGAATACACGGCATGAACTCGCCGGTTTGAAGTCGGACTTGAACGAGTTGGATTCATCTCTTAAAGCAACGCAAGGGGATTTGACTGCTTTAACGACGAGAGTGGAGGCTGTAGAGGGGTTGACGGTGACCCCCGAGCAATTCGGTGCGAAAGCCGATGGGATGACCAACGACCTGGCGGCGTTCAAAGCGCTCGGGGCGTACTTGCAAGGCAAGTCGGGTGTCAAAGTCGACATGAAATCAGGCGCAACGTATTTCATCTCGTTCCCCGACGATGCGGCAGACTTCATAGCGTTGAATATGAACAATGCCGACAACGTTGATATTGCGGGAAACGGTTCGTTGGTTCACGTTGCGTCTAACGTGAACACGAAGTACTTCGTGAACATCGCCAATAGCACCAACGTTTCAATACATGATTTCACCGTTTACAGCGAGTTCGACAAACCGTCGCAGGCATTCGGCGATCATTCGCGCGAGAACCCCATTGGCTCGAACATCAATCCAATCGTGTTAACCAACAACGGCGTTAAGAACGTGAACATTCATGATATGCGCTTCCGTTACGTCTCCGTTGCCATCGACTGCATAAAATTGCAGTCAGTGAACACAAGGTCGCAAGGGTTGACTGTGACTGATTGCGTTTCGGAATACCACGCAATGTTCTTGTTCGCCAACGGATACGATAACATCGACGTGAAAGGATGCAAGCTAACTGGTGCGTTGAAGTACGGGGACGGTGACCACTCGTTTTACTTCAGGGGCAAGGTAGACCAGGTGTCGATTAGCGGGATAGAGTCTGATAACGACACGTATTTTGGCTCTGACATCCTGTTCTATCCTGAAAACCCAAATGAGACGTACGATTTCGCGGCTTTCATCGACAACTACAAATGCACGGGAAACGCGTTCATTGCCGCGTATACCGGCGGAACCATATTCGTCAACGACTACGTGTTCGTCCAAGCTGATGAAAGCGCGCATGCGTCGAGCACCAATTATCCGGTTTTTGGAATTCGATCGGCTACCACTATTATTGCAAGCAACGGAAGCGTGGTTAATAAAAACCTAGTTTACGGCACGAAAGGCAAACTTATAGTGAACAACGTGAACATGGTCAATTCCACATACGGGGTGGTTAGCCTTCCCAAGAACGCTGACATTGAGATAACCAACAGTGTGCTAGAGGCTCCTACGTTGGTTCTATCCTCCGAGCAAGGCGCGCCCTCCGCTAGCGTCGTTGTAAGGAATAGCAAGTTTACGAAGACCGATTCATCTCAAAACTATGCCATAGCCTCGCGCGCCCTGAACACGGTTGTGGAGGTATACGGCTGTGAAGTGAACCTGGGAGCCGGGTGGGCGCTGTTTTCCAATAATGCGATTGAAAGCGTTTGCTTCGCCAAGTTGAATGATGTTTACAACGATGCAGGAACCGCCGTCATAGGAACGCTAAGCAGTTCAAGCAAGGCATATGGCAACTATTTGAACGGCAAGCTGCCGGTGGCCGCTAATGCCTAATGAACCTACAGGCGGGGGAAACCCCAATTTCTTCAAAACGTTCAAGGGGGCGTACAGTCACGCCCCCTCCCCCGAAGCGATGTTCACCAGCGAGCGGGTCATGCTGTCCTGCGCGAACGACGTGCAGTTCCAAGGCGATTGCATGATCATGAACTACACGCCGGGCGCGACGCTCACAACCCTGCCTCCGGAATGCCGGCCGTCGACCGAAGTGCGGATTCCCGTGGTAGTAGATGCTAACGTGGACGTGCTTTCGATTCAGACGAACGGCGCGGTTTCCTTGCATGCTTCTACCGACGGCATGGCGTATCTGGCGGGGCTGTCCTTCAATATAAGCATGAACTGGTATTCTAATTAGGAGGAATCAAACATGAATGTTAACGACATTGTGTCTCTTATCGGTAGTCTGGGCTTCCCTATCGTGGCTTGCGTGGGCATGTTTTACCTGTACAATCGTACTCTTAAGGACTTTACTAGCACACTTAGCAACATTGTGAGCGAGATTAAGGAGTTGCGGGAAGGGCTTAAAGAGCTGATCAAGAATGCTTAGGGGCATCGACATATCGAACTGGCAAGCTGGGTTGGACGCGGATAGCGTGTTCCCGAACGTGGACTTCGTGATCTGCAAGGCGACCGAGGGAATAGATTTCGTGGACGGATACTGCGACGACTGGGTGCAATGGTGCCGCAGAAACGGCAAGCCCTGGGGCTTCTACCATTTCGCGAATTTCAACGATCCCATGAAAGAGGTTGTCCATTTCATAGACAACACGAGCAACTATTTCGGCGAAGGTATTCCGGTGCTTGACTGGGAGGGCGGCCAAAGCGTTGAGTGGGTCAACGAGTTCGTGCGCGTCGTGCATGATCAGACCGGAATCTGGCCGTGGATCTACGCCAACCCCCGGCTATTCAACCAGGGCGGCGTGGAGCCTAACTGCATGCGCTGGATCGCGAGCTACCCCGACGTGCTGCGCCCGGGACTCGACTACGACCCCGGCGAGCCTCCGGAGACGGACGGCCTCGTCGGCTGCTGGCAGTACGCGTCCGACGGGCAGGTGCCCGCGTATCCGGGCAACCTGGACGTGAATCACTTCTTCGGAAGCGTCGGCGCGTGGTTGGCGTATGCGGGCATCCCATCTTCGGGTGCGCCGTCTGAACCGATCGGCCAGTCGGTTTTGGAAAACGATAGATTCCGCGTGACAATCGACGAGAAGTAATGTATGATGGTCATGCGCCGGAAAGCAAGCTATCTTCTGCGTCTGTGGGGCACCCGGTGAAACGGGCACGGGCGCATACGGAGAACAGCCCCCTCTGTGATAGTCTTTTCGGTTAGCGCCCTTTGACTTGCCGCCCTCCGCTTGCACAGCATGATGGAGGGCGGCGCTCTAACAGTCGAGGGAAATTCTCAAGTCAAAGGAGGAAATCATGAAAATCAAAGAGCTTTTGAAATACGCCGAAGAAGGAATAACGGTGTACTTCGTGGTTGAAGATGTCATTGAAATGGATTATCACTTCGATAAGAACAGCTCTCTTAGCGAAGCAGATATGGAAGCGCTGAACATGGAACCGTCGAAAATCTGGGGATGGGACGATGGAACTATCTGCGTTGAAGTGAAGATAAATGGCTAAGTACTGGGACATATCGAAGACTCTCTCCTACAACTGCCTGTTCAACTTCATTTACGGCATTCGAGGTGCTGGCAAGACCTACACGGGGCTGCAGCACTATGTGAAACGGTACCTGCGCACGGGTAAGCGCTTCATGTATTTGCGCCGCACGGAAGAGGAGTTGAAGAACCTGGCCACCCGCAAGGATGGTCGCCTCTTCAACCATGTGCAAGTCGAGTTCCCAGGTCACGCCCTGTGGGCAGAATCGAACATCCTGCATATCGATAAGGAGATATGCGGCTACGCGCAAGCGCTGTCAACGGCGCGCAAGCTCAAGTCCGATGCGCTGGACAACGTGGACACGATCCTGTTCGATGAATTCGTGATCGACAAGGGGTTCCAAACGTACCTTCCCGACGAGGTGACGGCGTTCTTGGAGCTTTACGAAACCATCGCGCGACCCGGTTCGCGTGATTACGACGTAACCTGCATGTTCTGGGGAAACGCGGTGACCTCGGCGAACCCCTACATGGACTACTTCAAGTTGGAGCTTCCCTACAAGACGGACGTATGGAGGCGCGGCGAGTTCCTGACGCAGATGGTAGCGCCTCCCGAGCTGATCGAAGCGAAGAAGGGCACGCGCTTCTACCAGGCGATAGCGGGCAGCGACTATGCGGCGTACGCGGCCGAGAACAAATGGTTGCGCGACAATCCGAAGTTCATCGCGAGAAAAGGCAAGAATGCCGAATACCAGTTCACGCTCCTTTACTACGACGATGCTATCGGCATATGGCGCGACAACCGAAACGGATGCTATTACGTATCGGAAGACGTTGACCGCCAATGCCGCCACGTGTTCGCCGCCACGACGGAAGACCATGAGCCGAACACTCTGCTGCTCAAAGGTTTCAAATCCTCGCCCCATCTGGCTAACCTGAAGAAGGCTTACGACATGGGGTGCGTGCGGTACGAGTCCATGAAGCTCAACAACTGGTTCAGGGATATTGTTAGGATGGGATTATGATCATCACTACTAAAAATGGCGATATGGTAGATACAGTGCAGATTATCGAAGAAAACGTATATACCATAGATGATGTTAAATACGCGGTGGAAACTGACATGTATATTGCTGCAACGGTTCAGATACGAATTTGCGATACTGGAAAGAAACAGCTGGAAGTTTCCGACCCGGAAATTGGCAAAGAAGCGCAGTACCATCTACGACAGTTCATCAAGCACATGAAACAGTTGGGGAGGTATTACTGATGGCTGAGCCGGTTATAATCAGCGCTACCAAGCAAGGCGGCGTTGAGAACGCTTACGTAGGAACCATCGTTAGGATGGGATTGTGATGGCGCGGGAGATAGTGCCGCAGCTGGGCGGTAGAAATTGCGTTTACCCCTATATGGGCTGGTCGCTGATAACCGCGCCCGATTCGCTACAGTACAAGCTTCGGGCGGATGCGGGTGAGAACTATGATGCAGAGGGATTCGCCATCATAGAAGGAAGATACGTGATCGCGTGCACCGAGGCGTTCGGGGGTGTCGGAGACTACGTGGATTTCCAGCTGGACACGGGGCTGATATTGAATTGCATCATCGGAGACGTTAAATCGTCGGGAGACCCTAATTACAGCGAATGGGGGCATCTTTACCCGCCGAATTCGATTAGCGTGATAGAATCGGTTGTGGAGTACTCGAAATGGTATCCTAGCCATGCTAACCCCGGAACGCCGGGGTGCAAGCCGGAATGGGCTGGAAACGTCGTTCTCGCGTTGAACTACGGAAACTACTGGGAAATAGATCCGCCGGGAGGAATCGATATGGCGAGCGTGATCATAATCAGCGCCACTAAGAAAGGCGGCGTTGAGAACGCCTACATTGGGACTATAGGCAACGACGGCTATATATACTTCAACGATATAGACTTCTACAGATTCAAGAATGTCGGGACGTGGGAAGACAACGTATACGTTCTGAACCGCACTCGCCGCTCTTGGACGAAGACGACGATGTTCACCAAGATCAGCGCTCAGAACCTGAACTCCGGATCGGGAAGCGTGGCACCCGGAGGATCGGGCGTTGAGGGCGCGTGTTTGTGGGCAGTCGGAATCGCCGACGATAACTCCCATGGCTACGACCAGCCCACGCGAGACGGAGGGGTCGACTTCGACTGCTCCAGCCTGGTGTCCTGGGCGTTCCGCGAGAACGGATGGGACGTTCCGTTCCCCTCTCCTTCCACCTACAACATGTCCAGCGTGTTCACGGGGCTTGGGTTCAAGAGGTACAACGGCAACCCGGCAGCGTCGGATTTGGTGCGCGGGGACATCGTTCTGTTCGAAGGCGACTCGGCACCGGGGACCCGG